AATTAACAGAGTATGGTCAGCGACCTAGTTGCTAACAGTAGAAACAAGTACTCGAAGAGGCATGGTAGTTATATCTGTAAGTCCTCAAACTCCTAAACTCCCCAAACTCCCAAACTCCATAATACTTATCCACAAGATATCCACATCCTGCCCGCGGGCGCCCGGGCACGCAGGTGCTGAACTTCAGGCATAAAAAAAGGGGATATAAAATCCCCTTGATAAGATTGAGTATAGTGAATTGAGGCTAACTCAATCCTAACCTTTTTAAGATATAACCTATATCTGATTGCATGTGATGTATTAAATCCATTGAACTAACATCTCTGTCTTTATTCATTGATGCCCATTCAACGACTGAATTACACAACACACCAGAAATAAGTTTCCAGTCTGGACTATCTTTTGCAGGAAGGGTGCAGTTCTGAAAGTCTGCTAATTCTCCTGTTGCGTCTTTGTCTTTGACTAACTCCACTAAACTTTCGATTAGTGGAGTTATGTTTACATTGTTTTTAGTAATTAATTCATTTGGCATTATACTGTCCTTCCATTTATTTCTAATATAGTTTCTGGGTTAATGTTAGCCCAACGTCTATGATTAGGGTTTAAGCCATTACCTACACGATAGGCTAAGACATAATTAGGTAGTTCGTTAATACTATCTCTAGTACCAAGTTCAGTATGTCGCCAAGCATGAGTACCTAAGATACCACGCTTAATCTTGGATACATCACCTTTGTTGTTTATCCATTTGCAAGAGAAGAAACCATTTCCTACTATTGCTTTGAAGTCTTGTTTAGTCATGTTTACCTCAATTCTATTTCTATCTATTGTGTATCATGGCTTACTAATTAATTATATAGCTAATTAAATTAGTTGGGGATAACCTGTGGATAAGTCGGCACTATATGTAGTGGTGCGACAATATGCCGCGGCCCGGGATGTAGTATGCTCGGCGCACGGTTACCTACTAGATCTAGCGGTGCGACACAATGTCGCAGGCGGCGCCCGGGACCTCCACAGGCCTATCCGATCTCCGACGGGGGTACACCCCCCTTTTTTCCTAAAGCATGCTTTTATTTTTTAAGGGTAAGATTGAGGGTGACAATACTCACCAAAAACGTTATATGTCGAAGTTCGAAAAAATTTTTAAAATATGAAAAATGTTTCGCAACTAGAAAAGCTAGATACACAAACCCTCAAATATCTTTTGAAGAATGCGGTTGTTGAAAAACAAGAAGAAACGCAGTCAGATTTTTTAAAATTTGTAAAAACAGTTTGGCCTGAATTTGTTGAGGGAAAGCACCATAAAATTTACGCAGAAAAATTAAACCGTATTGCAAACGGTGAGTTAAAACGTCTTATTGTCAATATGCCACCTAGGCATACAAAGTCAGAATTTGCGTCGCATTTATTTCCGGCGTTCTTTATGGGCAGGCATCCTAATTCTAAACTAATACAAACTACGCACACAGGTGAGCTAGCAATTCGTTTTGGACGTAAAGCTAAAAATTTGATAGAATCGGAGGAGTATGAATCAGTTTTTCCAGATGTTAAACTGGCAGCAGATTCGAAAGCTGCTGGACGATGGGAGTCAAACCACAAAGGTGAGTATTTTGCTGCTGGAGTTGGCGGTGCTATTACCGGTCGTGGGGCTGACTTACTTATTATCGACGATCCTCACTCAGAGCAAGATGCACTATCTCCTTCTGTTCTTGATGGTCATTACGAGTGGTATACTTCTGGCCCTCGTCAAAGGCTTCAGCCAGGGGGCGCTATAGTATTAGTCATGACCCGTTGGCCGATAAAAGACCTAACAGGAAAGTTATTAGACCCACAAGGAAAAGACGACATGTCAGACCAATGGGAAGTAGTCGAGTTTCCTGCTGTTATAAACGACAAACCTATGTGGGGAAATTTCTGGAACATGCAAGGTTTAAATTCAGTTAAGGCTTCTATTCCTATTTCTAAATGGAATGCACAATGGATGCAGAATCCCGTGGCCGAGGAGGGTGCACTTATAAAACGTGAGTGGTGGCAAAAGTGGGAACCGGAGAAGATACCTCATCTACAGTATATTATACAATCCTACGATACAGCTTTTACCAAAAAAGAAACAGCCGATTATTCAGCCATTACGACGTGGGGTATATTTACGCCAGAAGAAGGTGGTAGACAAAACATTATTCTTTTAGACGCAAAAAAAGGACGATGGAACTTTCCTGAACTAAAAGAGAAAGCACAAGAAGAGTATAAGTACTGGGAACCAGAGATTGTATTGGTCGAGGCCAAAGCGTCCGGGTTACCCCTTACACATGAATTGCAAAAAGTTGGTATCCCCGTAATTAACTTTACACCGTCCAGGGGAAATGATAAACATGCAAGAGTCAACAGCGTAGCACCGCTGTTTGAATCAGGGGCAGTATGGGCTCCTAAAGATAGACGTTGGGCCGAAGAAGTCATTGAAGAATGTGCAGCATTCCCATTTGGCGATTATGATGATTACGTGGATAGCATGACGCAGGCATTGATGCGCTACCGTCAAGGTTATTACGTAGAACTAAAGGACGATTTTGCGGATGAACCAACAGACAGACAACGACCAGAGTACTACTAAGCCAGAATCTTATTCAGATATGATTGCACAGCAAATTGCTATGCAAGAAGCTTTGCTTGAAGGACCGGATCCTTTAGACGGTGCAAAAAAATTTTTCGCAGGTCTTCCTTTAGAAACAGCTGGTATTATTAAATCTGCATTAATAGAACGTGGACCTGCAACTTTTTTTCAAGAAACATTTGGAAAAAAACATGAAGGAGAAGCTACCTTTCCATTACAAACAGTTTTAGATGATCCAGAATTAAGTCAATATTTAACAAACATGGAACAAGTGCATCACAATAAAGAAATAACTGCTTTTAATGAACATGTCCAAGATTTAATGGATAAATATGAAGTACAAGACCTTCCAACTTTAATGATGTTATTAGATCAAGATGAAAAAAATAGATTTTTAGAATTAAATAGTTTAGCCGAAGATAGAGAAGCACAGACGTATATGTTTAATGAAGATGATCAAACAGTGACTTTAAGAAGTGATTTGTTTCCTGAAGTTTCTTTTGAACCTGATGTTAAATTTACATCAAAAGGCGATATTTCTTTTCCTTATTTAGGATTATATGGTGAAAATGATGAAGGCCAGTTTGTTAAAAAATTTAGTTCTGCATTTAAACCTTTTGATAAAAGTGAAGATGGATTAGGTCAATATTCAGAATACATGCCTGATTTTATGAAATCTTATCAAAATTACGCTATGCCTGAATATTCACCTGAACCAGAATTATTTACAGATCCAGCTTACGCAGCTGCTGGAATTGGTACTATAGCTAAATCCGTTTATCCAATAGGTAAAGGAATTTATAAAAGTTTTACTAAAGGTAAGGCGCCAAAAAACTTTGTTAAACAAGAACCATTTTTTAAAGTTGATACTCCTTGGAGTCAATAATGGCACCAAAAATAAAACCTAAAACAATTCTTAAAACATTAACTGATAATAAATTAAATGTTAATGAAATGCCGCTTGTTTCTGCTAATGAATTAATTACACCTTTTAATAGTGCTGCCAGAGAAAGGGATATTCAAAAATCTGCAAAAATTGAATTTCTAAAAAATCATAATGTAAGCCAATCAACTTTAGATAATCCATTTTTTGGATACAATTATAAAGATATGGTGAAAGGATACGAAAAAGACATATCTAACGCTTATATGTCTCCTCCAAATCCACCTCCTAAAGACCCAACTTTTGATGAATTATCAAAAATGGCAGAAGAAGATATAGCAGAAGATGCTCTTTTTAATTCATGGTTAAATAAACAAAACATTGAAGCAGCAGAAGCAACAAAAGGCACTAATAAAATATACAATAGACCTTATGACTCTGATCCTGTTTTTAAAAAATCTAAGAAAAAACCAGATATTATAAGTTCAACAAATGCAGAATTAAAAAAAATATACAAATTAGATCCTGATAAAAACCCTGACGACATACCATCTTTTACAGCGTTAACTCATCAAGCAAGAGGCCTTTATCAAAAAGATCCAGATAATTTTTTAATAAATTTAAAAAATAGAGATAAAAAATTAATTAGTAGTTTAGATGAAGCAATGGAAACTTATACGCCTGGTATAAAACAATTGTATGAAGAAAAAAAGAGACTGACATCTAAAGGTTCTAAGACTAGAGAAAAGTTAGTAAAAATTGCACAGAAATTTATGCCTAACGCTTCCCCTAAAAAAATAGAAGAAAGTTTATTAGATTTTTCTCATATATTTGGTTTTAAAGCAACAGGGGATGTAAATAGACAAAGTAAATTTTTAGACATTGGTGGATCACCAGATGTTATGTACCTCTCTCCATCTTATGCTAACAGAAGTATTCAAAGAAGTTTAGAAGGACAAATAAAAAAATTAATAACTGCAAATAGAATTAAGCCAGATGCTAAACTAGAAGAAAGTATACAAAGATTACAAAATCTATTGGAAAAAATAAAAGCTGTAAGTTATATAACAATGAAAAATAATGATAATATAGATGTAGCTAAATTTGGTTATGATGCTAAACAAACTGTCGGTAAATATAAAACACCTAGATTTACAGATGATGAGTATGAAGAATTATTCGAATATCTTTTAGAAGCACAACCAGATGCTAAAATGACATTACAAAAAAAGTCACCTTATAAAGGAACATTATTTAATGAGGGTGGATTTGCAAGACGAATGATGGCAATAGGAGGAGACATGTCACAGTTTACAGAAACAGAAGAAGTAGTATCTACACCTAATAGAATGGAAGGTGAGTTTGATGTAGCCATGAAATTTACAAATCCGTTTAAAATTAAAAAACCACCCCCACTATTTGACGAATCTGCCTCTAATTTAAAAATTTCTGGCGCTGTAGACGACATAAAAGCCACAGAAAGCGTAACAGATACCAATAAAGGTATATTTACCCTAAAATCAGAGACAGAAATCATGAATTCGCCGCAAGAAAACATGATGGGAGCTCAATGGCTTGGTTTTTTAAAGAAAAAAGGCGTTTCTCTTACAGAATTAGATGAATTTGGCCTAGGAAACTACTTAAATTCCAATCAAAACATTAAAATTAATAAAAATGACTTAATTAACGCGTATAAAGATCTTAAACCAATTATTACGTACGATATTCATCAAAAAGAGCCTTTTAAAAAAGGTGTAGATGATTTTTTAAACTTTTTAACAAAACGTGACAGTGGTGGCTCTTATTACCATGGAGATGCAAAAGGTGTAGAAGAAATACGTGGATTAAATAATAAACCACAAGATATTGCAGGTGACGCTGCACGTGTTCAATTATCCGAAATATTTAGCTCACAAAGAAGTGATTCGGGAATAATGATGGAACAAGGTGCAGAAACTATTAATAAAGTTTTTAAACAATTTTATGGCATAGATAATGTTCTAAAAAATGGTATTCCTGAGGGATCTAAGATTCCTTTTTACTCTAAGAATATTGTAGAGAGATTTAAACGTTTGCACAGTGGCGAAGGTTTTTACATGAGTAATAAAACACCAAAACACGAAGGCATGCAGTTCTTGTCTGGAGGAACCGGGTACATAGAAATACCTATTACTTATAACCCCAATCCTAAAGGACCAAGGGCCAAGGAACCTGGTTATACAGAAGGTGGTGGACACTTCTCAAATACTTCAGGAAACAATCCTGTTTTCTGGATGCGTGCTTCTGAGCGAACAGATGAAGCTGGTAGACGTGTATTATTTATTGAAGAAATACAATCAGATCTACACCAAGGAGTACAACAAAAAGGTAAAAAATACGCAGAGCGTTTAGACAAACCTGGAAAAGTAAATATAAGTGCTTTAAATTCACAAAGAATAAAACTTGCTGATGAGTTAAATAAAATAACAGATCAAATAGATAAAGTTAAAGGGCACACAGATCCTTCTACACAAACAGTGTTGGCGCGACTACAAACTAAACGTTATAGTATTAGAGAAGAACTAACTAAAATTAATGATCAATTAGATAAAATGGATATGACAGCTGATGGTTATCCAGAAGCTCCGTTTAAAAAATCAGAAAACCAAGCAAAAATAGCAATTAAAATAGCTCTTAATTTAGCACGCGAAAATGGGTATGATGGCGTAGTAATGATTTCTGGTAAAGCTAAAAATGCAGGTGCTAGTGCATCTGGAACCGTTGCAAAAGGTAATTTAGGTTTTTACAATAACATTGCAGCTAAAGCGATGAAGAACGCGGCAAAGAATAACGGACTTGACTTTTCGGCTACAAACATTAAAGACGGTAAAGGAAATACGTGGGCAAAACTGCCTTACATTAATATTAAAGGTACACCAACAACACCAGTGGACATGTATAAAAACACAGGCGGATATATTCATTATCCCTCTTTTGTTGATGTTGTCCCAACATTATGATAGGATAAAATAATGGTAACTCCTAAAACACGCCCTATACCCTTAAGCACTATTGAAAAAGCAATTGGTCAAATTGCGAGTGGTGTAGAGGTTGGGGAAAACGAAGTAGCAACAGATATTCAGATTCCTGATGAAAATGTTACAATGGAAGATCAGATAGAAGTAACAGAATTACCAGATGGTGGTGCTGAAATTAATACTGATTTAAGTGAAACAATTGATCAAACAAATATACCTTTTGATGCTAACTTAGCTGATTACATTAGTGAAACAGAATTAAAAAATTTATCTAATACTTGTGTTGCTTCTTACGAAGCAGATTATGATTCAAGAAAAGACTGGCATGATACTTATGTAAAAGGTTTAGACATGCTAGGATTTAAATATGAAGACCGTACGCAACCATTTGAAGGAGCGAGCGGCGTGGTTCATCCATTACTATCAGAATCCGTTACACAATTTCAAGCACAAGCTTATAAAGAATTACTGCCACCAGGTGGCCCCGTTAACACAGAGATTGTAGGTGAAATTACACCGGAAGTAGAACAACAATCTAAACGTGTAAAAGATTACATGAATTATGAAATTACACATGTAATGAAAGAATACGATCCTGACATGGATCAACTATTATTTTATTTACCCCTAGCTGGTTCAGCATTTAAAAAAGTTTATTACGATTCACTTCTACAACGTGCTGTATCTAAATTTGTTGCAGGCGAAGATTGCGTAGTTAATTATACTGCTTCTTCTTTAGAAGATGCATCAAGAATTACACACGTTATTAAAACATCTGCTAATGATTTACGTAAGCAACAAGTGCAAGGTTTTTACAGGGACGTTGAACTTGTATCAGGAACTGTTTCTACTGTTAATGATATTACAGAAAAAGTAAATTCACTAGAAGGAGTACAAAGTACATCAGCCGAAGATGATACTGAACACACTGTTTTAGAAATGCATGTTGACGCGGACATACCAGGATTTGAAGATCCTAACGGAGTTAAACTTCCTTACATTATTACGATTGACCAATACAGTGAAGAAGTTTTATCTATTAGAAGAAACTACGCTGAAGGTGATGCACTTAAATCAAAAAAACAATATTTTGTACACTACAAGTTCCTCCCAGGTCTAGGCTTTTACGGCTTTGGCCTAATACATATGCTAGGTGGGTTATCAAGAACTGCAACAAGTGTTTTGCGACAATTAATTGATGCAGGTACTCTTGCTAACTTACCTGCAGGATTTAAAGCACGTGGCATGCGTATACGTGACGACGATACACCACTACAACCAGGTGAGTTTAGAGATGTCGATGTAACTGGTGCTTCTATTAAAGAATCATTACTACCTCTTCCTTATAAAGAACCATCACAAGTTTTATTTGCTTTACTAGGTTATTGTGTAGATGCAGGTAAATCTTTTGCTGCTATTGCAGACATGAAAATGGGTGAAGGAAATGAACAGAATCCAGTAGGCACAACTTTAGCATTACTTGAACGTGGAACTAAAGTTATGAGCGCTATTCATAAAAGATTACACTACGCACAAGGAACTGAATTTAATTTACTTGCAACTATATTCCAAACGTATTTACCCCCAGAGTATCCATACATGGTACGTGGTGGAAACCGTATGATTAAACAAGCTGATTTTGATCAGCGTGTTGATATACTACCTATATCTAATCCAAATATTTTCTCTATGTCACAGCGTGTTATGTTGGCACAACAACAATTACAATTAGCGCAAGCTAATCCACAATTACATAATATACGTGAAGCTTATAGAAGAGTTTACCAAGCATTAGATGTAGATAATATTGATGCTATTTTAAAACCAGATCCTAGTGTTCCTCAACCAAAAAGCCCAGCAATGGAAAATTCTTTAGCAATGCGTGGCGAACAACCAAAAGCTTTTGCTCAACAAAACCATAAAGCACACATGGACACGCATGGGGAATTTATGTTTACAAGAATGGTGCAAATTAATCCACAGTTGTATGCAATGTTAGAAGGACACATTATGGAACATATTTCTTTAATGGCAGCATTACAAGTTGAACAAGAAATGAAAGAGCAAGAAATGCAAATACAACAAATGATGCAACAAGCTCAACAGAATCCACAAATGGTACAACAAGTTGAACAAGCTAAACAACAATTTATGAACGAAAAAGAATCTAAAATTGCTGAGTTAGAAGCTGTAATGATTGCACAGATGGCAAAAGAAGAACAAATTAAAGCTGGTAACTTAGAACAAGATCCACTGGTAAGATTAAAACAACAAGAGATTGACCTTAAAGCAGCAGAAGTAGCTATGAAGGGTGAAGTAGAAGATAACAAACTTATGGCTGATATTGGAATCGAAGCAGAAAAAATAGATCTTGCACGTGAGCAAATGAAAGGTAAGATGGAAGAGACGATTGTTAAACAAGGTATAAAAGCCATTGAAGAATCTGATAAAGAAACTATCGAAGACCTTCGTCAAAACATGGAAACCTTACGGGAAGATCGTAAGATTAAAAGTGCTGAACGAATTGCTCAAATGAATAGAGGAAAAAATGACAAACCCGAAAGTAGATAAGATTGCTGAAGCTATGATAAACCTAGAAAAAACAGCAAGAGCAGAGATTAAAAATGATGAAGAAAAATTATTGGTTGCAAGTGCGCTAATGGCTGTTACAAGGAACCTTTATATTGAAACAATCGGTGCAGAAGATGCTGCACATGTGTTTGCTAGTGTAGCAGACAGTTTTCTATTTATAGAAGAAATTGTGGATCAACATAAACCAACTATACATTAGGAGGAAAGATGAAACTATTAAAAGATGTTTGGGAACACTTAAAAGAGTGGTCGGACTGGGGAATGAAGGACTGGATTAAAGCCGGTATCGTTGCCTTAGTAGTAATTTTAATTTTAAAATCAGTGTTAGGTGCGTAATGGTAACTGACGCTCGTGACGCTTATAGAGCTGGTATTTCGGGGGCCAGGAGTTATCCTGGCAACCCGGATTCTTTTCAAAGAGGTAAAACATCTGCAGCCGAATTTAGACGTAATAGAAGTAGATTAAAAAAACCAGGAAGAACATACGGCGGTTACGGTAAAAAAACTTTTATGACTAAAGCTGGTGACAGAACTGGCGATATAATACGTGGTATAGGTAGTGATTTAAAACAAAAAGGTAGTAATATTAAAGATGCTATTTTTCCTATGGGTCGAAAAGTACTTGAAGGAATAGAATCATTAATGTCTAACATTAATAGAAGTAAACAAAACAGAGAAATTTTAGGAGATGCTTACACTGATGATGTAAGAGAATCCATGATGACTGATAAAGATATTGCTTTTTATAACAAGTATGCAGGATTAGCAGAGATTGCAAGTGATAACCAAGAAAAACAACGTTTAATGGATATTGCTAACACAGCAAAACAAAATGCGCAAATAACAGACAGAATTAATTACGCATTAGGTGAACCAGAATTTGGATTTAAAACAACTGCTCCAGCAGGACAAAAATCTTTTTTTGGAAATGAAAACATAGATTACAGCACCTTAGCAGATAGATTGCAAGATGGACTTCAAGGATCATCTATTGGAAAAGCATTTATGGCTGAAGCTAACAAAGCACAAGCTAAAGAAGCCGGCGATAGTTTAATTGGAAATGAATTAGCTAATTATGATAAATTTGTAGGTGGACCTGAAATGTTAGAAGGTTTTGCTTTTGCAGATCCTTTAAGACCAAAAATAACTGAATCTGATATGGCAAATTTTGATCCATATTTAAATCCTAATTTTCCTTTTTATAAAAAAAGAAGACCTTATTATATAAACGATTACGGATTTTAGTAATGGTAACCTTTACTGATGCTGATGACAGAAGACAGTCTTATAGAGCAAGAACTAATAACTCTACTGGTGAGACACAATCTATGTCGTCTTTTAATCAAAATACACAAAATACAAATGATAGAATAGAAAGAGAACAAAGAGAAAGTACTAATGAATATATAAATGATTCTTCTAATTTTACAAATCCAAACGAACAATTAGCGGCTTCTCTAAAAGCCGCTGGAGCTTTAACTTCGGGAGCATTAGGTGGACAAGCTTTGTGGGATAGACTTCCTGTAGGAATGGCTGAATATATACTAAGTAAAGGTGGAGATCCAAATTTATATGAAAATGAAGTTTTTTCTAGTTTTGCTGAAGGAACAGAATCTTATTCTCCTACGGGAATATTATCAATAGTGGGACCAGGAGCTTTATATGAAAATGGAGAACTAATAGAAGGAAGCCCAGCTGTGCGCACAGTTGTTAATCCATATTTTTCTTTTGATGAAGGTTTTTATGGTTCAGATTATTGGGATGATTATTTAGGAGAATATTACGGACCAACAGAACGATCAGCTTATGAAAAAAATAAAAGATGGCAACAAAAATCTTTAGGTGAAATTTTACAAGAAGGTCCTGCAGGGTTTGGTGATCTTCAAAGAATTTACGGCGAAGAGTTAAGTGAAACAAGTGCAAATCCTTTTGCCGCTGTGTCACAATATAATAAACAAGGAGCATTCTCACCATCATTTGGTGAGAGTATAATTACGGAGTATTCATAATGTTAAATCTATTACTTAAACCATTATTAGGAGTTGCCTCTCAAGCCGTCACTGGTTTCGTAGAGACAAAGAAAGCAAAGGCTGAATCTAAACTAGTAGAAATAAAAGCAAAGACTGCACTGCGTGAAAAGCAGATAGCTGGAGAAGTGTCGTGGGAAGCATCAGCTGTTGATCAAATGAAAGGGTCGTGGAAAGATGAGCTAATTTTAATTTGTTTGCTTGCCCCAGCCGTAGCCGTATTTTTTCCAGGAATGACACACCATATAGAAGCTGGGTTTGTTGCACTTCAGCAACTTCCGGACTATTATAAACATTTATTATATATCGCCTGCTCAGCAAGCTTCGGAATTAAGGGAGCTAAAGGTGCGGTAGGATTATTTACAAAGAAAAAATGACGCCAGAAAGATTATCAGCATGGAGAATTTTTCCCAGGTTATTAATTACGTTGTATGGAATTTCATTTTGGCGTACAACAGAATGGTTTATGAGTTTACCAGATCCAACAAACGCACAATCAGCTTTTGTGTCAGTTGTTGTCGGAGCTGGTGCCGCATGGTTTGGTCTCTATGTTGGAGGTACTAAACATGCAACAGTTAAAGTGGAGAATAAATCATGACTAAAAAATCAAAAGCAGATATTAATAAAAATGGAAAAATAGAAGGTTGGGAAGCAGCTAGATCAAACGCGATTAATAAATCTATGCGTAGTAAAAAAAATATGGGTGGAACAGTAGTTACGCCAAAAGGATTTAATTTAATGATGCCTAATAAAAGACCTACAACTAAAATTTATTAATGACTAAGAAAAAATCAATATCACAACAAAGAAAAGAAAAATCTGATAAAAATCCAAAAGGAATTGCAAAAGGTTGTGGCATGGTAATGGAAGACAGAAGAAAAAAAACAAAGTATGTCTAAAACTGCAGCATGGACAAGAAAAGAAGGTAAATCAAAATCTGGTGGACTAAATGCTAAAGGACGTGCAAGTTATAAAAAAGGAACATTAAAAGCTCCTACTAAGTCTAAGACTAGTAGTAGGCGTAAATCATTTTGTGCTAGAATGTCTGGTATGAAGAAAAAACTAACAAGCGCAAAAACAGCTAAAGATCCTAATTCAAGGATTAATAAGGCATTGCGAAAATGGGACTGTTAGTATAAAAGCAACTTAAGGAGATAACTATGGTTGGAAAAATTATGTCAAAACCCGAAAAAAGAAAAACACCGGGTAAGAAAATGTCTACTACTACATATAAATCTGGTGGCAGAGTTAAAAAAATGGGCGGCGGAGCTATGAAACAAGGTTACAACGCTAGACTAGATGATTCTATGGGAGCAAGAAATGGAAGTAAAACTCAATCCATGGCTGCTAGAAGAAACGAATCTAAAGGCATGGAAAAATCTATGGGTAAAGGTGCTTATTCTGGAGCTACAACAATGGCTGCTAAAGGTGGAAGAATTAAAAAATCTAAAGGTGGATCAACTAGAAAGAAGTAATTCATGGAAGACGTAACCGCGATTTACGCAATCCTAAAAAGATTGCGTGCGCGCAAAGAACATTTAAAAGAGATTATTGCGACAGGCTTGCCAACGATGGAAGCCTATGTTAAAGCAGTAGGTGAGCACAAAGCTTACACAATAATGGAACAGGAGATTCAGGACCTGCAGAAAGATGAGGATAAAAATGACAGAGAAGGAACTGCCCAAGCGTAGATTTGCGCTTGAAGAAAAAGATTTAGCTGTAGAAGCTGATGAAAATAATAAAGTAGCGGAAGATAAAGAAAATAAATTTCTTAAAAAAATACAAGAAGACGCTACAAAAGATATACAACATTTACCTACAGACAAAGTGTTAGAGCGTTTACCAGATCCAACTGGTTGGCGTATTTTAGTATTACCTTTTAAAGGACAAGGTAAAACAAAAGGTGGTGTTATATTAACAGATCAACACATGGAAGAGCGTGGCTATACAACAGTTACGGCCTTAGTTCTTAAAATGGGCCCAGATTGTTATAAAGATGAAAAGAGATATCCACATGGACCGTGGTGCAAAAAAGGCGATTGGATTATATTTGGTCGCTATGCTGGATCAAGGTTTGGGATAGAAGGTGGTGAAGTGAGAATACTTAACGAGGACGAGATAATTGCTGTGGTAAAAGACCCAGAGGATATCTTGCAATATAAATAAACAGGAGTAAAATATGCCTGCAATAGAAACGCAAGCCGAAGCTGATGAAAAGATGGTTGACTTACCATCAACTGGATCATCTGTAGATGTCAAATTAGATGACACAGATGTAAGAGTAAATAAAGAAGACGACACAGAAGTCATTAATGAATCCAAAGAAGTTGTTATTGAAAATAAAAAAGAAACAGCTTCTGAAGGTGAAATGGAAGATTACGGAAAAAAAGTACAATCCCGTATTGACAAACTAACTAAAAAAGTAAGAGAAGCTGAAAGACGTGAACAAGCAGCAGTAGAATATGCTAAAGGTGTACAGAATCAAGCTCAAACTTTACAAAACCGTGTAGGAAATTTAGATCGCGGTTATGTTTTAGAATATGGTAATAGAGTTAAAGCTCAAACTGAAGATGCTAAAAAACGATTAAAAGAAGCAATGGATGCGGGTGATATTGATTCTCAAGTAGATGCACAACAAGATTTAGCTAGATTAGCTATTGAAAGTGAGCGTGTAAAAGCAACTGAAGCTAAACGTGAAAGAGCTAAAGAAGCTGGAGAACAGCAACAATACCAGCAACCAGCACCTCAACAGCAACAAAGACAGGCGCCTACAAGGCCAGATCCTAGAGCTGAAGATTGGGCTGAAAAAAATGAATGGTTTGGTAAAGATGAACCAATGACCTTGACTTCTTTCTCAATTCATCGTAAACTAGTAGAAGAAGGATTTGACCCCAAGAGCGATTCGTACTATAATGAAATAGACGTTCGAATGAGGGAAACATTTCCCCACAAGTTTGAACAACCAGTTTCGCCTACTCAAACGGTCGCTTCTGCAAATAGAAGTGCTCCCGGAATAAGGCGCAAAGGCACTGTGAGACTCACACCCTCACAAGTAGCTATAGCTAAAAAACTAGGTGTGCCACTAAGCGAATATGCGAAGTACGTGAAGGAGTAATGCATATGAATACAATAAAAAAAGATAAATTACCGTCACGCGAG